CATTTGCACCATAACCGAGCTTATCTTTGTATCTCTCATTAAACTCATCGCTCTTTCTTTTTAAGGTTGCCTCGTCTGCCTTGCTGACCTTTGCGCCTCTGCTCGTTCCAGCATTGCCTTTTGCCGAGCCTTTACCTTTTGGGTTTTTATTAGGTGTGTCGCTTTTTGGCGCTTTCTTGCTTCGCTTTACTCCGCCTCTCGGTCCAACCTCTGCGTATTTACTTTTTTTTTTAACGCATTTACCGTCTTTTTTTTCAAATCCTTCAGGGCATTTCTTCTTATACATTTCTATGTTGTGAGTTTCGCCTACCATGTACCAAGTCTTGCCTTCGTATTCGTGTTCGTGTATGCCCTCAACTCCGACATCCTCCGCAGCTTTCTCTGCCATCTCTTTAGTTGCATAAGCGAGCCTGTCATCTATAATTGCAAAATCGTCATTCACTAACATACTCGCCAAATCCTCACGCTCTATTTGCTTCAGTTTGGATTCTGCCCATGTCTTTGCAGATTTGCCTCCCCAAAGTAAATAGGAAATATATCCGCAACTTTCTTTGTCTCCAGCATCGTAATAAGTTTCTGCTCTGCTTAAAAACGAGAACATTCTTTTTATAGTTTCTTCGCTTACCGCTTCGCCATTTGCAAGCTGCCTTGCTCTAATCTTGCCGACCTGAGTAGCGCACTTATTATTGACCGCCTTGTTTAGTTCTATGCCTCGCTTTGCGTTGTTCTTTACGCTATCTGGATAGTCTGAATAGGATTTGAGTTCTTCTTTGCTTAGAAGCTCTTTAAGTTCTTCAACTACCATTTCATTTTCTAACTCCTCAAATAAATCGTCTTTTTGTAAATCATATCGGTCAGCAAAATACCCTTCAATACTGAAGCCTTTTACCTCGCCCTTTTTTGCCTTTTCGTATAATTCATCGTCATCGATTTTCATTGACACCATCCAAGTTCCCTCAGGCACATTCAATCCGTAGTGTCTTGATTTGTCTTGCTCCCCTTCAACAATCCATGACTCAACAATCGTTGTTCCCTTAATAGGTTGCTTATGCTCGTAGGTTGCATTCTGATGGTTTGAACGCTTAAAGAATAACTCCGATGCTTTCCTAACTGTCGATTCCGAAAAAAATATATAGTATTCATCGCCCGTCTTTTCGTTTTTTCGGTAGATTTGTTTGTTAGGAATTAGCGCAGCGCCCATAAGCAACCGCTTCTCTTTATCTATTTCGGCAAGCATTACCTCTTGCTTATTTAAGGCGATAAAGTTCTCCTCTATCGCTGGTTTCTCGACAAGGCTCACAGCTTCGATTCCGCTGTTTTCGTCTTTCTCGTCAATGATTAACTCTACAATTCTCATTTTTTCTATTTATTAATTTACAATGTTGCGTTTTGTACTCTGTTTCTATCTAAAGCTTGTGCCGTTGTTACCTCTCCGCTTACGACAAAGGCTTGCAGTGGCTCTTGCTGTAAAGAGGCGAGCTGATTCAAAGAAGAATCTCCGACCACATTGAATTGTGGCGCTTGAGTTCCCGAATCAGGAATGCTGCCTGATACGCTTGCGCTTCCTGTTGAGCCTCCTCCTTCAAATTTTTGTGATGCTATTTTAGCCACATTGGCAAGACCAGCAGCAACAGCAAGACCAGCAGCAATTCCTCCTCTAACTGGAGAAGATGGGTCAGGTACTGGTAAAAACTGCGAGGCATACGCTTGCGTTGCGCTTAAATATGTGGTTGCTAATGTTGTCGCAATTTGAGCAGCCTTTTGAACTTTAAAAGCTTTCTTTGCTTGTTTTTCGCCTTTCTTTGCAAATAGTTCTGTTATGTTGCTTACTAAGTCTAACGTTTGAAATGCAGCATCAATCGCAAAATCTTTGTTTCTTTGTCTGCGCTTTTCTTCTTCCTCGTAGAACTTCATAGACAATTCGCCCATCGCAGCATATTTGTTGAATGTGCTTTCTACTTCCTCAAAGTTTGCATTTTTTAGAAAATCAACACCTTCTTGTAGAATCAATTTTTCAGCATCAATTCTGTCTTGAAATTCCTTTTGCAATTTATCAGTTAAATCCTTTTCAGTTTTGAGCCTCTCGTTTGCCGCTTGAGTATCCATTGCTTTTATTTGCAATAAAAATCCAGCTCGATTATTTTCTAAAGTTTTTAAAGTTTTTTCTTGCTCTGCAATTGCTGCATTTGATTCGGCTTGAGCTTCTTCAGGGTCAAATAAAAATGTGCTGACCGCCTCTGCGCCTTTGTCAATTAGATTATCTAATGTATCCGTCAATCTAAACGTAGTAAGCTCCCCAAAACCTAAAAACTTTGATACCTCGCTAACTCCGTCTAAAAGCAAATCCAAAGGCATAGTGAAAACTCTAAGTAATGATGTTCCTATTTGCAAGGTAACTCTGGCAATCGTCTCTGCCATCTGTTGGCTTCGCTCTAATTGCTCAACTTGCGCCTTAGTAGTTATTTTATCATTTTCAATATTTGCCTTTATTGCCTCTATTATTGCATCAGTCTGCTTAATTTTCATCTGCAATATTTCT